CCCCGCCCGTCTTCCCGGCACCGAAGGCGCCGAACTCCGAGCCACCTTCTCCACTACCGCCGCCGGAAGCGCCGCTCCCGCCGCCAGCCCCGCCGATGTGTGAGTCGGTGTAGTCGCTGAAACGCATCGGGATGTTGATATCGTGGTAGGTCGTGCCGGCCGTCCCCGCCCCACTCGCCGCGGTGCCGTTTCCGCCGACTGAGGGTGTAGTGTTGCCGCCGGTCCCGGCGGGGGTTCCCGCACCTCCACCTGCCGGTCTCGCAGAAGACAAACAGGATGCCGCCGCCGCCCGCGCCAGAGCCGCCGCCAGCGCCGCCCGTCGCGATGCCCTTGTAGAACTGCGGGGGATCCGTGAGCGCGGTAGCGCCCAGGTCACCCTGCCCTCCGGCGTTGCCCACGGTTCCAGCCGCGGCAGTACCGCCCGCAGTCGTCGAACCCGCGCCGCCCGTCGTTGCCGCCCCACCCGCGCCACCTCGAGCGTCGCAGTGCAGCACGCACCCGCTCGCGATCGTGATCTTCCGCGCAAAGATGAAGCACGGGCTCGCACCGACGTCGACCACCGCGCCGGCCGAAAGGTTGAGCTCGTCGTAGTACAGGACGCCCTTTGTCGGCGAAAGCGTCGTGTTACTCGCCTGGTTCAGGATCGTCGTGCTGCCGTTCTGGAACGGGAACTTGATCCCGAAGTCCGACAGCTGGTTGACGTCGAAGATCTTCTGGATAGCCAGGTCCGCCGTCGGGTTGAACATCACTGACCCGAACGCCCCGTAACCGGGCGCCTGGGTCGCCTTGTCTCGAACGCCTCGCACCATCGCTACAACCCCTGCGCGTAGAAGTTTTCGAAGAGCACCGCCGTGGTGCTTCGGCTGAACAGCCCCGCCCGCGTGGCCGTGTTGAACGTCGCGTCCTCTTCATCGATGACGAGCTTGAAATCGACCCACACCCGCAACCGCGACGCCTGGGCGAGGACCCGGATCTCCGCCGTGTCGGCCGGCGTCCACGCGGCCGTCGCGATGCTGGTCTCCACGCCCGCTTCGAACTTCGAGAGGTGCACCAGGTTGTCGCCGTCATCGACGTAGGCCGCGAGGAAGTTGCTCGTGTCCACCAGCCGGAAGCTGACGCCGCACTCCTCGTCGGTGTCGCCGCTGAGGTTCGAAAGCTGGACTTCGACCACCATGTCGGAGTACGAGGAGAGCGCGCCGAAGCCCAGCGTGGTGATCCACCATGGGCCGCCGAATCCCACGCCCAGTCCAACGATGTTCTTGACGGCCACGGCGCTATGTCGCCCGTGTCCGGCTTGTGGGAGCCGAAGCGCTGTTCAGAGTGAACGTCATAGCGGTCGTCGAGCCGTCGAGTTTCTTCACCGTCAGCGTGGTCCCCGAGATCGAGAACTCGGTGAGGCCCTGCAGGATGCCGAACAGCGCCTGCGCCAGCGTTGGGGCAGCCCCGTCGGCGTTGTAGCTCTCGGTCATCGCCGTCGTCAGCATCGCCGCAATGAGCTCCGTATCGATGTCGTCGCCAGCGAGCGCGCCGTTGTCGGTGATGGGCCTATACCAGCAATCGATGACGAGGGTTCCATCTGTGACATCCGCACCGCCCCCGTTGTCGAACACGTTGAGGACCACGTTCTCGTCAATAGTGGCAAAACGTGGGATGTTTGCCGACTCGGCGTACCCTTGCGCGACGGCTTCCTCACGCCCATTCCACCAACGGTTGGTGGCGAAATCGCTGATGAAGGTTTGGGTCCCACCCGTGATCGCGGAGGTGTTGGAAGTGACCCCCATCTGAAGCCGCGTGGCGGCCCCCGCGGCCGAGACCAAGTCTTCCGAACAGTATGCCGTCCACCGCTCGATCATGACTCGCCCCGTGATGGTGAACACTGGCACGTCATCTCCGAGGTTTCCGTTGTTCGCGGAGCCGTCGAACGCGATCGTCTTGCGAACGTGCCTCAGTCCTGTGCCCTGTGTTGCGATTGCGGTCATGTAATCCCTCCAGGCGTCACGCCGTCACCGCTACGTTGGGCGTCTGTTTGGCCGTTGCGTTCGGCCGCGCCGCGTTACTGGCGATGTCGAACCCCGTGTCGTTCGCCCACGTCTTGCCGTTGAACGTCGTCCCCAGGTCCCCGCTCGCGTTGCTCCGGTCGAACGTATCGAAGACCACGTGGTCGGTGTCCCGGTACACATAGCTGGGCACCAGCGACACCGTCGTCTTGCAGATGGCGCCGAACTGCAGCTCATGCTTGATGCTCTCGACGTAGTAGAGGTCATCCGCTCCCGTCGCCCACGCCGCGTTACCCGCCGGCGCAAGGTCCGCGAACTGCACCAGGTCGCCGAGCTCCGCGCCCAGCATCGCCGCGATCGTGTCGTCGTGGTCCCACGCGAACGGCGCGACCACCACCGGGTTCACGTACCGCCACGTCCGCATCAGCCCGTACGCGTAGTCGCGCATCGTGCCACCGCTGTCGCCGCCGAACGGGATATCGATCTCGAGCGTCTTCCCCGCCTTCATCCCGGGCACGCTCAGCGAGAACGTGGCCTCCGGGCGGTCCGCGAAGAACTCCACCGGCTGGCCTCGCAGCCGGAACTTCGTCACGTAAATCGTGCTGGCGTCGTTGTTGACCAGCTTCAGCGTGAAGCGGCCGCCGCCGAGGTCCGTCACCGTCACGCCCAGCTGGGCCGTCTTGTCCGTGCCCGTGCCGTCGATCGCCGCGTTCGCGGTGTAGTCGTAGACGTCGTCGGGCGTGGTCAGCGCCAGGTAGGCCGAGTTCGCCTGGAACGTCCGCTGGTACACCTCGCCGGCGGCCAGCGCCATGCTCGTCGCGCTCGGCTTCGTGAACATGTTCTGGCTGAATTCGAAGATGGGCGTGTCCGCCTGGCCGCTGCGGAACACCGTCGCCCGGGCCCGGATGCCCGTCACCAGGTCCTGCGGGTCGATGATCAGCTGCGGGTTCTCGCACTGGATGTTCGTCCCGTCGCCCCAGGTGACGTCCGCCGTGTGGCCCAGCCGCGTGCTCCGCGCTTCGAACCGCAGCTTCCCGTCCGCCTGCACGAACAGCCGCCCGCCCATCTCGCTGTCGACCACGTCCAGCATCGCCGGGCCCGCCTCCTGGCCGACCACGAAGTGCATCGGCAGCGCCTGCACCCCGTCGTCGAAGTTGCGGTCGCCGCTCGCCAGGCTCAGCGCGTCCATGATGGCGATGAGCGCCCCGTCTGTGTCGCGGCTGGTGTCGGCCAGGACGTTCACCGGCTCGTTTTCGAACAGGTACTCCGCGATATCGCGGCACTGCACCGTCACGGCCTGCCCGGGCCCGCCGAAGTCGTTCACCCAGCGCTGCGTGTAGCCGCTCCAGAGGGTGTAGCTGACGCTGTTGTGGTCCGCCGTCACCCGGATGGGCACGTGGGCGCCGAGCCGGCCGTAGAGCGAGCTCGAGCTGTTCAGCGGGCTGAAGATGCCGCTGATGTTGTCCAGGCGGATCTGCAGCTCGGTCGGCTTCAGCTCCGACGTGAACGCCCGCGAGATTTGCATGCTGCCGGAGCGGAGCGCGCTGACGTAGTCCGTAAGGTCCGTTTCGTACGAACCGTCGCGGTCGAAGTCGGCCTCCACCGTGAACGTCACCGGCAGCGTGTCGGTCATGCCGCGCGCCTCCGGGCGAAGTACTCGGCGATGACGTCGCCGCCACCGCGGTTCAGCCAGTCCTCGACCGAGCGAGCGTCGAGCGCCTGGATGACCACCGTGACGCCGCCGAACCCCTTCGGGGCGTTCGGGCCGCTGAGCGGCACCACGGCCTCCGGGCCCGCCTCGCCGATGAGCGCGAGCGTAGGCCGGGTGACGATGCCGCCCGTGGCCAGCTTCAGGAACGAGAGGTCAGGGTCCCAGTCGATATCCGGGATGATCGTCTTGCCGGCGACGCTCACGCCGGGGATGTGAATCTTGAAGTTCCGGTCGGCGAAGTCGATCGCCGAATTCCAGGCCGCCTTCAGCGCGCCGATAATCGCACCGCCAATGTCGGCCGCCCGCTCCGCGATGGCGCCGAGCCCGTCCACGATGCCGTCTTTGATCTTCGAACCGATTTCCTTGCCGGCCCCAAGGGCGTCCTCGCCGAAGCCCTTGATGCTTTCGATAGCACCCTTGAACGCCCCGACGAGCGCGCTGCGCACGCCAAACGCGTCGGTGGCGAGGAGCACAATCGGGGCGAACGGCCCGGAGATGAGCACGGCAATCTCTGGCCAGTGGTCCTTCAGGAAGTCCACCACGGCCTGGAAGGCGTCGACCACCTTATCCTTCGCCTCGAGGACGACTGCCTTCGCTGCGTCGAACGCCTGCCCCAGGATGGGCACTTTCGCCGTGATGTCGTCCCAGTGCTTGATGAGCAGGACGATGCCGCCGGCCAGCAGCGCGATCCCGGCGATGAGCAGGATCAACGGAGCGTTGGCCACGATGAAGGCGGCCGCCTGAGCCACGAGCGCCGACACGTACGCCCAGGTCCCGGCAATCGCCGGGCCCAGCGTGGCCGGGAGCTGCTTCAGCTGGGCGACGAGCGCGGGCCCGCCCTTCAGGACGCCTTCCACGCCGCCGCCGAGGTCGGCCATCGCGGCGCTCCACCCCTGGAGCGGCCCCAGCGAGACGCCGAACTGCTCGCCCATGAACGTCAGAATGTCGGAGGTGCCCCGCAGCGCCTGCTCGGCGTTGCCACCGGCCTCCGCCGCTTCGAAGAGCTTCCCGCCGAAGGTGCCGACTTCCCGCCCGGCATCCGCCGCCTTCTCGGTGACGTCGTCCAGGTCGTCCTTCACCTCGTCCAGCGCATCGCCCGCCTCGTTCGCGATGCGCACGGCGAACCCGAGAATCTTGTTACCGGCCGCCATCGTTCGCCCTCCGCTCGAGCTTCAGGATGAGCGCGGCATCCGCCTCGCCCGCCATCGCGGCCAGGACGTCGTCGAAGGCGCGCGCGTCATCGAGCAGGGCACGGTACGCCAGGTAGCCGCCAACGCGGTCCATCACGGCAACCCAGGCGAGTTCCGCGGGGACTCGTCCCTTGTCTCGGACGGCGGCACTCCACCGCCGCTCGAGTTTTTTCGGTCATCATCCGATCGCGGGCCCGGGTAGAGCTCGTCGAGCCGCTCCCGGATGATGCCCAGGTCTTCGTCAGCCAGGGCGCGAATGGTCCGCCGCGTAATCGGTGCGATGCGGTTCGTCTCCGGGTCCCGGAGGCTCCAGCGCTTCAGCGCCACCTCGAGCGTGGCGAACACGATGCCGTCCTGCATGTCGCCAACCATCCGCCGGAGCTCGTCGCCGGAGTCCAGCTGCGCGCCGTTGAGGACGAGCTGGATGATGCGCCGTTCGTCGTCGCGGCCGAGGGCGCGCTTCACCTCCACCCAGTCGCCGTCCGTGACATCGATGCGCACCAGGTCCGCGTCGCTGGTCAGCTGCAGCTTCGCCATTACGCCACCGCCGAGAGGCCGTTGAGGACGACGAACTCCAGGATCTTGGTCCCCGTCTCGTCGTACACGGCCTCGAGGTTGCCGCTCATCAGCACCTGCTCGCCGTTCTCGCTGAAGCTCGGCGTGTCGACGAACCGGTAGGCCCCGTCGATCTGCACCTTGCGCGGATTCACGGCGACCGTGCTGCCGAGGAACTGGTTGCGGATGTAGACGACGTCGTTCGCGCGGTAGTTGCCGAACCGGCTGGCGCCGACGCTGTCGAACTCCATCGTCAGGGCGAGCTTCGCCCCGAGCAGGCCGACGCTGTGCTTCACGAAGTCCTTGTCGGGGCGGCCGTCCGCGGTGTAATCCGGGGACAGCCCGGTCATCACCTCGATCGAGCCGCTGCGGATGATGCCCGTGAGCTGCGTGCCGCCGAGGCCCGCCCAGCTGGTGTCCAGGTAGTGCTTCGAAAGCGCCGGCACCAGCGGCTCGCGCGAGCTGTAGACCGTGAGGGCGCCGGTCGGCGTGTCGGTCTGCCGGGCCCGGGCGAACATCTTCGCGCTGAGCTTCACCGGGTCGGTCGCGTTGTCCGCGGACCACTCGATCTTGAACGAGCTCGTCATCGCGTAGCCGGCTTCGCCGTAGTAGTGGTTCGTCGCGCCGTCGGCCAGGATGAACTCGACGGTGGCCGCGTCCAGCGTGGGCACGCCGGTCGTCAGCTGGGGCGTGAACGTCCAGGTGTAATCGCCCGAGGCGTTGACCCCGGTGACGGCGCCTTTGATGCCGGTGAGGAGGAACCAGAGGATCTCCTCGGCCGTCAGCTCGGTGTCGAAGTCGATTTCGCAGCCCTTGCGCGTGATGACGCCGGCTCCACCGACCGTCGCGCGGACACCGCGCGGGTGCGGGGAGCGGTAGAACTGGATGCCTTCGCTCAGGTGGTGATTGCCGGGGAGCACGCGCGTTGCCGCGACGAGCGTCCCCTTCGTGCTCTCCATGCCGATCTGCAGTTTGCGAAACGCCTTGACCGCGGTTGCCATCGGTTACTCCTTCCGGTACATGCCGCTGGCCAGCTTCAGCTCGCGCAGCTCGTCGTCTGGTTCGTCGTGGTCCTCCGCCGGCCAGCCCTCCGGCAGCGGGACGACGCCCACCTCGGCCGGGTCTGGGCCCGCGTAACGCAGCCGCTGTTCGTTCTTCGCCGCCTTCGTGGCCATCGCTAACTCCCGAACGCCGGCGAAGCCGACGCCTGTTCTGAGACTTCGAACACGAGCTCATAGCCCGTGTAGTCGTACCCGCCGTACTCGTACCCCTGCAGCCCGGTGCTGCGCTTGAACACGCACGAGTTGCAGAGCCCGCCGAGGGCGTGGTTCAGGAGGACCACCTCGAGGACGCGGTCCGGGAACACCGAGACCACCGCGTCGCGGATACCGGCGTCGCCGCCGTTCTCCAGGATCTGCACCGAGACTTCGTACGTGTGCCGGTGCTGGCCGTGCACGAGCGCGTAGGCGACGGTCGGGCCCGGGAACACGAGCGCCGCCGGCGTCGCATTCACCCCGGCCGGGATGCGCGTGTCGTCGCTGTCCGCCGCGCTGTAGGCCGCGGCAATGCCGTCGACCGTCCCGCAGAGGTCGCGGATCTTCGCCACCACGGCCGCCTGGCTGATGCTCATTGCTTCCGCTCCCACTCCGCGAGAATGGCGTTGCTGAACAACTCCTCGATCTGCGGTTCAGCTGCCGCCACCGCCGCGTCGCCGCGCCGGATGCCGATGTACACGCGCTCGCGCTGACCGCGCGAGGTGAACGCGTGGCCACGCTTCATCGAGCCTTTCGGACGCGGCGAACCCGGCCGGTTGTTCCCCTTGAATCCCCGGTAGTAGGTCGTCCGGCCCAGCTCCATTGGCCGCGCGCCAGGGTGCGAGACGCTGGCCGTGGCCAGCAGCAGCGCGCCCTTGTGCCGCGCGTAGCCGGCCTTCACCTTCGCCTTGATGCCGCCCGGCGCGCGCGTCCGGATCTCTCCGCCGAGGATCTTCGCCGCTTCGCCCATCGTCTCCTCGAGGAACGGGAGCCGCGGGTCGGCCAGGGACTTCAGGCTGAGCTTGATGCCCTCCGCGCCCTTGGTCACGATCGTCGTCTGCGGTGACCCGAAGCCCATCGCTACACCGCCACCATTCCACCCGTCGGGTGGAAGCTCCGCTTCAGCTCCGCGATCGCCGGGTAAATCGACTGGAACGCGAACCCCGCGAACTCCGCGTTCGCCACCTGGCCGCTGAACCCCGTCAGCCCGTCGCGAATCAGCCGCGCGCTTTCCGTCAACACGCCCAGCTCGATCGGCCGCGGGTAGCGTCGACGGCTCACCGCCGCGTTGATGAGATGCGTCGCAGCTGTCGAGCCGTTCACCCCGCGCACCACGGTCAGCGAATTGCCCGCGACCGCGCTCACGAAAATCTTCTCCGTGTCGATGAGCAGCGTGTTGCCGGCCTGCACCGTATGCCCGGCCGTCATCGTGATGCTCGTCGCGGCCACGTCTGTGATCGCCGCGCCCAGCGTGCCCGCCGCTTCCGTCTCCGCGTTCCAGCCGTACTCCCCGACGATCTCCACCGACGATGGAGCGAGGTCCCAGCAGGTGATCTGCGAGCTCCTCGCCAGCACCCGCAGCGCGCGATACGGCCCGTCGTTGTCGCGGTCCGTCAGCATGTAGTCCGTGTTCGCCGCCAGCGTCCGCTCGTAAACGCCGTCCTGGTCCTCGTCCACCTTCACGGTGGACGCGCTGATCAGGCCGGCATAGCGGCCGCCGCGCACCTGGGCAGCGCTGCGCAGGCTCATCAGCCCGTGCCCGTTGCCGTCGAAGTACGCCGTCGCCGTCTCATCGAAGAACTGGTACTCCAGCCCGCGGTCGTAGGCCCGGCTCACCGCTTCGATGACGCGCAGCGCCACGGCCTTGTCGGTCGCGGAACTCCCGCCCTTCATTGCGTTGGTCAGGTCATCGAGGCCGGCGTAGCAGTTCAGCATGGCCTACCTCACGAACACGCGAATGCGAAACGCCTTCGTATCGCCGCCAGCGCTCACCGTGGCGCGCAGCTTCGCCCCTGGGACGAAGTACGGCACCGCCACCTTCTGGCCGGTCGCAACCGTCAGGTCCGCGCCGGCGTTATCGGTCGCGAACCTGCGCGGGTAGATCTTGTCCTGGGCGGCGTTGCCGATATCGGCGTGGTCCACTATCGACTCGCCGAGCTCAACCGCGTCATCCGCCAGCTCGCGGAGGATCGGCCTTACGGTCAGGTTCGCTGAGTCCGTTAGCGCTGCGCCATCGATGTCGATGTACAGGACCTCGCCGGTCACGATTCGGTTGCTATCAACAACAGCGTCGCCGCTGCCGTCCGTCGTCCCGGCCAGCGGTACCACCTGGTAGCCCTGGGCGTTCATCGGCTCTGTCCCCTGCGTTGGGGCCGCGCGACTGCGCCGGACACACCAGGCGCTGGGGCGCGTTCGACACCATCGGCGGCATCTTCAGCTTCCGCGCCCGCGGCCTTCTTAGCGGGCTTCGGCGGGTCGAGGTCGAACGAGCCAGGCGAATCGCGCAGCAGCAGCTCCGCGACATCGTCCTTCACGTCAATCTCCTGTCCCGGTTCCCACGAACCGAGTGAAGAGCTGTACCTCGAAATGCAGAACAGTCGCATCGCCCTTCCTCCCTACGTCCCGTGCACCAGCTCGGGGGCAACCTTCTTGATGTAGTCCGCCTGGCGCCGCGCAATCCCCATCACATCCGGGGCCTGCACTCCCGTCCGCTCAGCCGTTCGCAGCATCTCGCCGTGCGCTTCAGCGAACCGGTTAAGCGGGATTGCCCGCGCTCCCATCGGCGGTATCGCAAAACCGCTCATCCCGATGCGGTTCACCGCTACCCGTTCCGCCGCCGCGCCACACACGCCGCACACCGAGGCAGCCTGTTCGAAGCCAGCCCGACGTTCGGTCACGTGACCATCCGGACAGCGGAAGTCGTAGCGGGGCATCAGATGATGAGTCCCTTGGAGAATTGGGCGAACTGGAAGTTCCCGTAGGAGTTGACATCCGCCGTCGCCACCCCGTGGTGGACGATGAACGACGAAGCGTCGATCAGGACGATGAACGGGTTGTTCCGGATGCTGTACGTCGCGCAGCCTCCGACCGCGGCCGCGGCCGCGTCAGGGGTCGCCTGGGCGTCTTCAGTCACGCCACCGCGCCACAGCTCCACCGAGTTCGGCACTGCCGACTTCGCGGCGGCCACAATGTCTGCGGCGCAGACGTATGCCACGCCGTTGAACGAGTTCGGGTCGTCGCCGCGCAGGTTCGCAGGAGTGAACAAAGTCCCACCGCTCGAGTAGCGCACCTTGTCCTTGTCCGCCTCGAGCATCGTGTTGAAGAGCGTCGCCGTGGTCCAGTTGGCGACCACGGTCTGCACGCCCAGGGGCAACATCGCGTAACCCGCGTTTTGGTCCACGAGCATGAACGCGAGCTGGTCGTCGATGGACGCTGTGCTGGCCACGGGAGCGTCTTCCGTGCCGGCCTGGATGTGGTACGCGTACCCGCCCAGGATGAGCTGCGTCAGCAAGTCGGTGACCACCAGCGAGCCGAGGCGGTTGATGCTCGCCTGCTGGCTGGAGGCCTCGCCGTGAGCCACCAGGGCGTTTCGGACGATGAACGGGTCTTCTCGGGACATCCTGTTTCTCCTTCTCGCCGTCCGCTTGCGCTTCGCCGGTTATCGCCTCCGGCTGGGCGGTCGAGTGATTTCTGAGTGCAACCGCAGCCCTAGCTGAGCGACGGCCCGTTAGTCCACGCGACGTTCCACTTCAGGACACCGGCGCTGCCGCGGCTTGCCTCCAGGCAAATCGCGTCACCGGCATCGTTGAGCGTGATGATGGTGTTGCCGGATGCGTTGATAGCCGAAGCCACGGTGATCACCCTGTCGCCGCCACCATCCGTCTTCATGCTGAGGACGAGTCGCTGGCCGTGAAACGTGGGTATGGCGAGCGTGTTCGTCTCGCCGCTGCCGCCCGTCACAATCTGGATCTCTCCAGACTTCGAGACGGGCAGCGCCACGCCGGTGCCTGGGTCCGGGATGAGCTCAGGCTCAATCCCGCGGCTGTGAATGTCTTCGAGTTGCGGCCGGGTTCCCAGCATGGGCGTCGTCCTTTCGAGTGGAGGCCCCCGGGCCTCGCGGCCCGGGGGGGGTGGGACGGGTGCGTTGCCGCCTGGAACTAGACGGTGATGTTGTAGATGCCGGCCGAGACATTGCCGCCGAAACGGGTGAATGCGCGCCGGGTGTACAGCTCGATGAGGATCTGGTCAGTGCCCTGGACACGGTCCATGAACAGCTGCGTGTTCCGGCGGACACCGCCGAGGTAGCCGCGCGGGGCGAAGAGCGAAATCTGCCCCTTCGTGTTGCTCGCCTCGGTCGTGCTTGCCTTGCCATCCGCCTCCGTCTTGGAGGCGTAAGGCGGGGTGATGAGCGGAATACCGTTCACCGAGCCGAGCTCGCCGGTCAGCACTGTGGCCTGCGGGCCGTACTTGTCGACGCTCTTCACGACGTCACCGTCGAGCATCGCCATGTACGTGTCCCAGTCGGCGATGAGCCGAAGGTCTCGGGGGTTCAGGCCCCAGTTGATGTTCGTGACGGCGTTGTCAACGTCGTCGTCGCCCCCGTTCAGCCGGCCGCGGATGACGTTGAGATTTGCGAAGTCGAGCGATCCCGCCTGGTTCACACCCTGGCCAGTGGCATCCACGAGCCAGTAATGCCTGATGCCATCCCACGCCAGGTAGTGCTTCGTGTCCGCTGGGTCCGCGTCATCCAGGTTGATATTGCCGGTCCCAGCGTTCGTGGTGTCACCGTTGAGGTACGCCGAGCCCAGGTGCACCGCCGCCGACATTGCCAGCATCTCCCGCAGGAACGGTACGTACGCGATGATGGAGTCTTCCTCCATCTCGCCGGACCACTTCTGCTGAATGGTGAACTTCTTCGCCGTCAGCTGGACCCGGTTGCTCGGAGTTCCCGAAGTCGCATACGCAGTCGCCGAGGACGACGTGGACTCGGGAACGAACAGCATCTCAGGCACGTTGCCGTCGATCGGCACGTAGCCGGTGGGTGCCGACATCGGGATGGTCCGGATGTCGTTCACCAGGGTGTCCAGGTTCCGCGCCGCCTGCCAAAGTTCGCTGACATACTGGGCGCCGATCAGCTCCGCGCCAAAGCCGGACTCTGCGGTGTCCATCGCCCGGGCGTGCTTGTCGTCGTCGTTGACGTTGTTAAGCACCCGCAGCGGCTCGCGCTGGCGGTCTTCGAACATGTGGAACCGGGCGGCCGCCTGGAAGTGGTCACCCATCCGGATGTCGATCGGCTTGCGGATTCGGCCGGCTCCGGCTGCGAGCATCGTCGCCAGCTCGAAGTTCGCGCGAACTTCGCGCGCCTGCTGCGCTGCCGGGAGATGCCGGTAGTGCTCCTGAATCCACCCAGACGTGTACGGGTCGCGCATCCGGTCCGCCGGGTCGATTCCTCCCCGCGCCTCGCCGCGCTCCCGGCGCGTCTGGTCGTCCTCTTCGCCTGCGCCATCGCCGTCATCAGACGGGCTGTTTGGCCGCAGCGAGCGAAGCGTCTCCACCAGCTCGGCATCCCGAGCCTGCGAGCTTTCGAGCATCTGCCGCGCAGTGCCCAGGAGTTCGGTGACGCCGCCGAGGACGGCCTCCATCGGGTCAGCGGTAGCTGCCTCAGTCATGCGACTTTCTCCTTCAGAGTCTCGTTGGCGGCGCGGAGTCTCTCCGCCCAGTTCGCAACCCGCGCAGCGCGGGCCTCGGTAGGAGCTGCCGCAGCAGCGCGAGCCGTATCGAGCAGTGCGGCGCACTCGTCGCACAGCGTGTAAGCCACTGGAGCCTCGTTGTTGCAGGCCGCCGCAACGCACCGGTCGACGTTCAGGTCGATCGCGCCGTACGCGCCCTTGTCAATCGGCGAACCGTCGGCCCGAAGCACCACCGCGCCCGGGTCCGCCGGGATCGGCACATAGCTCGACTCGAGCAGCTGGTGCCCGTTCTTGAACACCAGCACCGGCTGGCGGTTCTTCCCGTCGCCGACGTTCCGCATCTCCGTCTCGCCAGGCAGCCAGCGCACGGAAGTCGCATTCACGAACCCGCCGCGGATCCCCGCGAACACCTGGTCCGCGAACGGATGCTGCGCGAACTCGTGCACCTGGATCAGCTCGTGCTCAGTGCGGATGGTTTCAACCGTCTTCGCGATCGGCATGCTGTGGTCGTCGTGCGCCCACAGCACCACCGGGTTCTTCTGGTAATGCTCCAGGTTCCACCCGGCTGTCTCGATGATTGCCCCGTCCCGCGCAACCGCATCGGTGCTCACCACCGAGGTCACACGCCGGGCGTCAGGGTCAATTGCGCGGACGAACCCGAAGGTCTGCAGCCGTTCCAATGAAAAGCCCCCAACGTTGTGCTCGTTAGGGGCTCGACTGAGCAGGGGCCCTCAGAGGTGTGCCGATGTCTGCGGATAGGGATACCACAGCAACAGACGAAGTGTCAACACGTGTAGTCACCTAAGCAATTACCGCCCGGTCAGACCTCGGTCACGACCCCGCAGTGTTTGCACTTGATATCCACGCCGCGACGCCCGGGCTCCCGCCGCTCCGCGATCTTCTTCCCACAGCCCTCACAGGGCACGTCTCTCACCTCAGTTGCCACCGGGCCCTCCTTCACAGCACACCCGCCAACACCAGCTCATCCTCGAAGCGCCGCCGCACTGGCGCATCACACGTCCACGAGCTCCTCGCGCGGAGCCGGGGCGCTCTGACACAGCACGCTCGGCCCGCTACCACCATCGCCTCGCTGGCGGCCCACAGCTTCGGCAGAGAAATACTCGCCGGCGGGACCACCCCCGCGGACACTGCCCCCGCCACCCCCAGGCGCCATAACCGGATGCCTCCAGTGACCGCGTACTCTCGCGGGTCCGGCAGCAGAACCGGCCACGACTTCAGCACGCCCAGGGCGCCCCCCGACGGCGCGGGCGCCACGGTGGCAGCGCTGATGTACTCGAACGGCGCGGCCGCCGCGAGCGTCACGCCCACATCTCCGACGCAGACTGCCGTCAGCTGCACCGTCGCGCCAACGCTGAACGTGAAAGCCAACTCTGCCGGCTCTGCGAAGGTATCTGCAGCTGCCGCGCCAACGCTGAACGCCAGATCCACCTCCCCCGTTGCAGTCCAAGTAATTGCCGCCGGGCTGCTGACTGCGAAGGTGAGGGCTTCGCTCGGGACCTGGATGTCCGTAAACGTCACCGGGCCCGCCACCGCGAAGGCGAGTGCTACGTCTCCTGCAAAGGTGTAGGTCTGGGCCGCGACGTTTTCGAGCGTGAGGATGTTCGCCGGGTCGTGGACCGTCCTCCTCGGCTGCCACTGAAACCGGGCACGATACAGCCGAGAGCCGTCGTTCATCCCGAAACCATCGTCACCTGACCGGTGTACGTCGTCGCGGTCGTGGCACTCTTCTGCAGTTCCATCAGCGCGAGACACGCGTCCGTAAGAATCTCGACCAGGTTGAACGCGCTGTTGATGCCGTCGAGGATGAACGGGTTGTTCGCCGCAAGCTGCGGGATAAACGCCAGCGGATGCGCCAGCACTATCGTCGGCGCGCCCGCAGCCAGCGTGTTGACGTTGCACGCGATCGACTCGATGTCGGCAATGCCGAGGTCGCCAGTAAGCAACGGGATGTAGTACTCGGCGTGGTCTACCCGGTTTGTGACCGCGCCGGAGATACCAGCGAGCGCAGCGGCCGTCTGCCCGGTGTTCCCCGCGTGGTCCGTGTAGACCATCGTCCAGGTGTGTGCCACTGCGGAGAGCGTTGCGCCAGCTTCATTTGCGACGAAGGCAAAGTTTCCGATCGATGCGCCCGTCGCGCCCGTGCCCGAATAGCGGCCCGTCGAGTTTGGGTAGCCCGTCAGCGTGCAGGTCTGCGTCGCGAGTGACGACAGCGCGATCAGCCCGTTCCAAAGCCGGTCGTAGAGCAACAGTAGTTGCCCCTGGACCGTGGCCGAGGACGTGACCGTTGTCAGATGGAGCGTGTCGCCGCCGCTGGGGTCAACCTGCTGCAGTCCACCCGCCGTCGTGTTGTCGTTGTGGGTGCCCGCAGCGAGCGCAGCAGCAGCGGCAGCCGCGGCCGGCATGTTGCCAACTCGCCAGAGCGAGTTTGAGAACGCGACCGCGCCTGTAGTCCCGACCTTCGCGAACGACCTGGCCTGCCACTTGCCGCCCGTCGTCGCCTCGGATATGAGGTCACTGAGTGAATCGAACCCCCCGCCCTGGAGCACCGGCAGGAACTCGCCCTGGTAGGCCAAAACCTGCGGCATCACCGAGATCGGGGTCGGGATGTGCAGCCCCATCGAGGCGTGCCGGATCTCGTCCATCAGTTTCGCGCCCAGCAGCCCTTCGATGACGGCCTCGCTCGGGCGTTTCCACATGTGCTG